CGACGACGCCGCCGGTCGAGGAAACCCCGCCGCCCCCGGTCGAGGAGACGCCCGGCAACTCCGGCGAGGCACCCGGGCACACGGACGAGGACGCGGGCCAGGGCGAAGACCTGCTCATCCTGGACTCCGCCTGGACGGTCGCTGCCTGAACAACCCGAGGGGCCCCGGACTAGTGTCCGGGGCCCCTCGGCATGAGCGCGGGCGGTTAGGGCCTAGGCGTCGCCGTCTAGAACGGCGGCTCGTCGCTGTACGAGGCGCCCCCGCCGGCCGGTGCGCCTGCCGGGGCGGCCGACGCCCACGGATCCTGTCCCTCGCTCTGCCCGCCGCCCTGTGCGGCGCCCTGTGCGGCGCCCTGCGTGGCGCCGCCCGGGCGGCTAGCGCGGGTGACCTTGGCCGTGGCGCTCTTGAGGCTGGGGCCGACTTCCTCGACGTCGAGCTCGTACACCGTGCGCTTCACGCCCTCACGGTCTTCGTACGAGCGCTGCTTGAGGCGCCCCTGGACGATGACGCGCATGCCGCGCTGCAGGGACTCGGCAACGTTCTCCGCCGCCTGACGCCAGACCGAGCACGTGAGGAACAGGCCCTCGCCGTCCTTCCACTCATTGGTCTGCCGGTCGAAGATGCGGGGCGTAGACGCGATGCGGAACTTCGCGACCGCCGCACCGGACGGGGTGAAACGCAGCTCGGGGTCGTCCACGAGGTTGCCGACGACGGTGATGACGGTCTCGCCTGCCATGAGAGTCGGTGCTCCTTACTTGCAGCCCGCGAGGGCCGCAATCTTCGCGCGGGTCTTCGGGCCGGCGATGCCATCGGCCTTACCGAGCGTACTGGGGTACTTCTTGATCACCCGGTTGACGGCGTTGACGGTCTGGGTGTCGTAGGTGCCGGTGGTCTTCTGGGTGTAGCCGATCTTCTTGAGCTGCATCTGCAGGCGGGTGACCTCGGTGCCTGTCGCGCGGGGCCTGAGCGGGGTGACGGCCTTGGTCTTGGCGCACAGTGCGGGCACCGGAACCTTCGGCGTCGGCTTGGGGGTCGGCTTCGCGGCGGGCGGGGTGACGGTCTTCGCTCCCGGCGGGAGGATGATCGTCTGCCCCGGCCGCACCTTGGACGGGTCCTTGACGGTCGGGTTCGCGCCGATCAGGGATGACAGGGCGACGCCGGCGAGGACAGCGACGGCGGACAGGGTCGCGCCAGACCACAGGACGACCTTCTTCACCGCGGGGGTGCTCGGGGCCGACGGCTTGCCGTACGTACCCGCCACCTTCGCCTTCGCGATGCTGATCAGCTTGGCGAAGTCCAGATTCCCGGGGTCACCGTGGACGTTTTCCGGGACGTGCTGATGACCACACCAGCCGTGCAGGTCGGTCCAACCCTTGTTGCTCAGGCGGGCCCTGGAGGCGCCGTAGCTGGACGGGTAGGGCAGCCACAGGGCGGGGCCGGTGAGCTTGATGCCGCACGTCTTGTTGGCCCACGCCAGGAAGTCGGCGAGGTCCTCGAGCGCCCACAGCGGGGCGTCGGGCCAGTAGATGTAGTCCTGGCCGGCCTTGGCGCCGTTCCAGCTGGTCTTGTGCGTGGGGTCGCAGGTACCGACCAGCTCGACCTGGATCACGTTCAACGTGTTGGTCTGGACGCCGCCAGGCTTGTTGACCAGGGCGCGGGCGGAACGGTTGAGCGGCAGGTGCTGATGCCAGTCCAGCCGCTTCTTGGCGAAGTTCGGCCTCGCGGTGAGGTTGGGGGCGACCGCGCCGCCGGAATAGGTGGGCCAGCTGGTGCCCTCGGTGGTGTGCAGGACGCCGGCGTTGGGGGTCATCAGGTCGCCGGGGTAGTTCTGGAAGTACCACTGAGTGACGTGATCAGCGGGCGGGTAGTTGGTGGTGGTCACGGTGTCCTCCGGGCTGGGTTGCGGTCGGCGGAGTGCACCGTGACGGGCCGGGTGGGCTTACGTCGCGCGGTGCGCCCGGCGTTCGATCTGCGCGACCAGGCCGTGCGGTTGGAGGGCGGGGGCTCCTGTGCGGCGTAGGGCGGTGCTCAGGTCTGCCGTCTCGAGGCCGGCGGGGTAGGCGATGTCCAGGTGGACGGTCGGGTCGTCGTCTGCGGGGTCGTCTGGTGTGGCGGTCATGGCGTTCCCTCCTGGTGGTCGGGGTCGTCGATGAGTTCGGCGTCGGCAATGTCGTCATCGGGCGGGTACTCGAGCGCGTGCAATGTCCCGATGAGGCGCGCGGCGAGATCGTCGGTGTCGACGCGCTCGACCTTTAGTGGTCCGCCGGCGGCGCCAGTGATTTCGACCTGTGTGGCGTCCTTGCCCCAGTGGGCGCGGTGCTGACGTTCCAGGTACCAGGAAATGGCGCGGAAGTCCGGGGACGCCCGGTCCACGGTGGTCTCCTCGTACACCTCGCCCGTCTCCGGGTCGCGGTGCTTTTTGGTGACTTCCTTGGTGATGAAGCCGCCGTTGATGAGGCGCCGGAGTTGGATGACGGTCTGGGCGTGGGCTTGCTCGCGGGCGAGGTCGACGCGCTCGAGGAGTTGCAGGAACGGCTCCTCGCCGGGGTCGGGTTCCTCGCCTTCTTGGCGGCGGGCCCATTCCGTACGGCCTTTGGCCATCCACAGCATGAACGTGGATTTGCTGATGTTCGCGTACGCCGCGGCGGCCTCGACGGGCATGCCCTGGCGGGAGGCCTCGAGCAGCTTGGTTTCCACGGCGGGGGTGAGTAGCCCGCGGCTTTGCTGACGCGAGAGATCGCGCCCGGTCGTCGGCTGGCCGGTGACGGGATCGGTGGCGGGGCGGCGGGAGTTACGGCGTGGCATTGGCGGGGCCCCGGGTCAGCGCTCGGAGGGGTCGAAGTCATGCCCGCAGTCCGGGCAGGTGACGGTCCGCCCGAACTGGCTGTCGCCAGGGAGCGAGTCGCCTGCGGCTGCCAGCTCCTCCTCCACCGGCGCCATGATGACGGGCTCCTCGCCGAGGGAGTCGGCGGAGGCGACGCGCAGCATCTCTTCCAGTTCGTCGTCGGCCAGGGCGAGAGAGTCGTACAGGTCGGGTGATTCGGTGACGAGGTCTTGGAGCATGTCGGCGAAGGTCGGCATGTGCATCCCGGCTGCCGCGCCGATGCGGTTCAACTTGATGATGACGGTCTCGGCTTCGCGGTCGGTGCGGGAGGACCAGCCGCGGGAGACGGGGACGAGCCATCCGCCGTCGTCATCGGTGATGAGGCCCTCGGGCATGTGCTCGCCGGCGGACAGCATGTTGAGGAGGGCTTCGCGGCGGCCGTGGCCGCCGAGGAGCCGGCCGGTGCGCTCGTCGGCGATGACGAGGTCCACGAATCCGTGGTCGCGGATGGAGGCCTTGATCTGCTCGAGTTCGTGCAGCTTCGGGTTGCGGTCCGCTGGAGTGAGAACGGACAGGGGCATGTAGGCCGTCCATCGTGGCGCTGTCACCGGCGGAGTCTCCGTCACGCTGTGCCCTCTCGTGCTCGTGCGGGGGCCGGCGCCAGGGACGGGGCGCAGCGAGATCCGCGGATTCCACCCGCGCGTCCCGCTCGCTGTGCGGGACAACCTGGAGGCCGATCGGCCCCGCCCCTGTAGCCGGTATTGCCCGGGCCGTCGCCCGATTCCGGATGGGCGGCGGTCCGGGGCACTGTGCCGGGCGCCGGGGTGCGCGCGGTGGCGTCCGGTGCAGTGCCGGGGCGGACGGTACGGCGGGGGTGGGCTTGTGTCGCGCCGTCACAGATGCCCGGTGCTGGGTTGCAACAGCAGATCAAGGGGTGTACGGTCCGTGTTGTGGCTGAGTAATCAAAACTCAGCCCCGTCAGGGTGTAACCCTTTGCCGCTTCGCACCGTCCCCTTCGTGCACGGCTTACCAGGGCACACCCGGCACCACGAGCCCGGGAGAGCAACCCGGGCACGGAAAGGACGAAAGACGTATGTCTGAACACACGCAGACCCCCGAGGCGCAGCTGCCGGCGGTCTCCCTCAGTCTCTCCGAGCTCAACGCGCGGACCACTCGGCTGAACCTGATCAGTGATCTCTTCAAGGGCCTGTACGCCATCGCGAAAGCCGACTCGGACCACGCGATGCTCGCGGGCTTCAAGGAGAACGGCGTCGATCGCGCCA